GTGCCGACCATCACCGGCGCGCCTGCGCCGAACAACGTGGCATCCGGTGCCGGTGCGGTGACCATCACCATCACCGGCACCAACTTCACGCGCGCCAGCGTCGTCTACATCGACGGCGTCGCGCAGACCACCAACTACGTCAGCGCAACCTCGCTGACCGTCACCAACGCGCCGAAGCGCGCGACCGCTGGCACGCGCACCGTCACGGTCGTGAACGGTGTCGGTGGCACCCCGAGCAACAACTCGACCTGGACGTTCACCTGAGAGGGAGGAGACACACATGGCCAACGACAAGCGCGATGAGGACGCCCGCAGCGCGCGGCAGCGCGTCGAAGCGGAGAAGCAGAACCCCGACGCCATCAAGCACATGGAGGAGCAGCGGCGGCGCCCTGACTTCATCCAGCGCACGCGGCCGGATGACCCGAGCGAACACTTCGGCCAGCTGACCCGCGACAACGTCAACCCGGACATCCCGAGCGCCCCGCCCGGCACCGGAGGGATCGTGGACCCGCGCACGTTGGGCATGCCGCAAGCTGCCGGCGACGACCAGGGCACGCCGAGCATCAACGAGCCGCCGGGCTCCAACGTGCTGGCGGCGGCCGACGCGCCGCAGCCCGACACGCCGCAGCATCAGCCCGCGCTCGCCCCGCTGCCGACGACCGAAGAGCTGCATGCGATGACACGCCGCGAGCTGGACGCCCTGGCGGCAGAGCGCGACGTCGACATCAGCAACGCAGGCAACAAGGACGACGTGATCGACATGCTGCGCAGGGACGCACGCAAGCGCAAGTGAGGATGACATGGCGTTGCCGGTGGTGACGATCGCGGCCGGTGGCATGCCGGTGGTCGACGTGACGGCGACCAAGCCGCTGCTCGGCATGGCGGTAACCGAGGCTGCAAACGGACGCGGCCTCGCGGTTACCAAGGTTGTCGGCAAGCCCGGCTTGCCGGTGACGTTCGTGGTGCCGCCGCTATGAACGTGCGGCTCGTGGAGGTCGAGCCGGGACGCTGGCGCGTCGACAGGCGCCGCACGCCTGTCGCGCGCTCCAGCCTGCCGATGCCGCACGTGATCTCGGACGAGATGCCGCCGACCGAGCAGGTTGACGGGCGCTTCTACACGAGCAAGCGCGCATTCCGCGCGACCGGCCGTGCGCTCGGCCTCACCGAGGTTGGCAACGAAAAGATCAAGCCGAGGGGTCGCGCATCGAGCGGGCCCGAGACCAAGCGCAAGCGACGCGAGGCACTGAGCCGCGCGATCGCGCGCTACAAGGCGGGTGATCGCCCGCGCAGGGGAACCAATGATTGAGGCATGTCAGACGTAGCAGCAGTCGCACCGACCGCGACCCCGGCGCCGCAGGCGCCCGCCGCCAACGAGGCGGTGATCAATCAGAGCCCGACGCATACCCCGGCTCCGCTCGGGCCGCAGGCGCCGAACGTCGATCCCGCCGAGGGCCGCCGCGAAAGCATCCGGCGTGCGTTCGATCGCGCCGACAAGGCCGCGCCCGCCAAGCCGCGCATGGGGCACAACAACCCGCCCGAGGAGATGAAGCCCGAGCGGGCCAAGGTGGCGAAGGAACCGCCCGAGAAGATCGAGCTTCACCGTCAGCCGGTCGACCAGCCGCGCGACCAGGGCCGGTTCGCACCGCGCGAGCGCGAGGAAGGTGCGCCGCCCCAGGCCCGTGCTGCACAGACCGGCCAGCAGCAGCCCCAGGGAGCGCCCCAGACGCACCGGCAGCTCCCCGAGGGCACGCCGTACCGCGAGCCGCCGCAGCGCATGAGCGAGCGCGCCAAGGCCGACTGGCACGCAGCGCCCGAGAGCGTGCGCGGCGAGGTGCATCGCATGCACCAGGAGTTTGGTCGCGCCTACCAGCAGTACCGCGGCGACCACCAGGAGATGAACGCCATCCGCGGGTTCCAGCAGATGGCACGGCAGCACGGTACCTCGCTGCAGCGCGCGCTGACCAACTACACGCAGATGGAACACAAGCTGCGCAACGACGTGGTCGGCGGCCTCGACGTGATCGTGAACAATCTGAACCTGCGCGCGCCCAACGGCCAGCCGCTCACGCTGCACGATGTCGCGTGGCACATCGTCAACCAGAGCCCAGAGCAGCAGCAGCTGCTGCAGAGCAAGAACACCCAGATGGCGCAGTCGCACCAGCTGCATCAGGCGCACCAGCGCATCGCGGCTCTTGAAAATCAGCACCGACAGATGCAACATGCCGCCGTCTTCACCCACACGCGGAGTGCGGTCGACCAGTATGCCGACACGCACCCGCGCCTGGATGAGCTGGGCGACCTGATCGAGACGGAAGTGAAGCTTGGTTTCGATCTCGATACCGCCTACCGGCGCGCCGAGCTGCTTCGGCCCGCCACCCACGCGGCTCAGACCCGCAACGGCTCTACCCCAGCGGCTCAGACCCGCAATCCCGGCCGGTCAATCCACGGCGCCCCTGGCGGCTCCACGAACGGAGCAGCACGGCACGCCGAGAAAAAGATCGGACGTCGTGAAGCTATCGCTGCTGCGATCCGCAAGGTGAACGGCGCGATCTGACGGCACCCAGGCGGTTCAGCCCGCTCCCACACGGCTCAGACCCGTGACCGACACCCGCTGCTCGTCAGCCGGTGGTTCGCCGCTGATCCATGTCAATCGCAAGGGAGCGCACAGTCGTGCCGAACGTCACCTCAAACGTGCAGTACCAGCAAATCCTCTCGATGGCCCTGGAGGACCGCTCGTCCTCCTACGAGGACCTCGTGAGCAACAACAACGCCCTGCTTGCGGTCATGCGCCGCAAGGGGCTCTGGAACACCTACAGCGGGCCGCGCATCCGCCAGACGCTGCAGATCGGCAAGCAAGTGGCCCAGTGGTACTCGGGCTATGACCAGCTGCTCAACCCGGCAATCGATCTGTTCAACGACGCCTACTTCGAACCGAAGATGGTCGTCGTGCCGGTGATCCTGAGCATGCAGGAAATCCTCAACAACGAAGGCGACGCCCAGCTGATGGACGTCTACGATGCCTACATCGATGCCGCCGAGCGTTCGCTCGAAGACACGATGGACGCCGGGCTGCAGAGCGACGGTACCGCCAACGGCGGCAAGCAGCTCACCGGCCTCGCGACCGCGGTGCCGATCGTCACCAACACCGGCGTCTATGGCGGCATCGATCGCGCGACCGCCACCATCTGGCGCACCTCGACGTTCGATGCGCAGACCTACAACACCGCCATCGGCACCCAGGTGTCGTCGACCACCATCCGGCCGTTCCTCAACGCGATTATGACCAACCGCTCGCGCGGTCGTCAGTACGCCGACTTGCTGCTGATGTCGCCCGAGCACTATGCGGCCTACGACGCCGCGACGGTCGCGATCCAGCGGCAGCAGAACGAGACCTCGCTCGGCAAGCTGGGCTTCACCGCGCTCGAATACATCGGCGGCGGCAAGCGCGCCGAGATCGTGCTCGACGGCGGCATCGGCTCGAACATGCCCGCGAACACCACCTTCGGCTTGAACACCGACTCGTTCCGGCTGCGCTACCACCCCAGCCGCAACTTCGACAAGTTGTTCGATGGCGACGGCATGATGCCGATCGACAAGGACGCAATCGCCCAGTTCATCGGATGGATGGGTGAGCTGACCCAGGTGAACCCGCTGTTCAACTGGCGCTTCTACGACAGCAACCCGGCCGCGTGATCACGACTTCGGAGGCTCGAACCGGCCCCCTGCTTGCGCGGTCCTCCGAGGAAACCGAGGCCGCCGCTCCGCTCATCCCGATGGGCGGCGGTCTCGGACACACAACGAGAGGCACCATGCTCGACAATCGTATCGATCCCCGCGATCCCGACAGCGCCCTGGTGGCACTGTTTCGCAATCATGCCGTCCCGAATGAAACCAAGAGCGCAGCCGCAGGCCGTCTCATCTGTGACGACATGGAAGTGTGCGAGGTGCGCGCGCCCGGCTCGCGCAATGTGAGCGTCTTCCCGGCGCTCGCGGTCTCGCATTGGGTCACCGACCCGCACACCGGCGGCCAACAGAAGGTCACTTACGCCGAGCGCTTCAGTCGGCAGTACCAGCAGTTCAAGGCGAAGACCGCGCAGACCAAGAGCGGCACGCCGCTCGACTACGCGCCGTTCCTCACCGAGGCGCGCCGCGCCGAGCTGCGTGCGCAGAACATCTACACCGTCGACCAGCTCGCGCTGATCGATGGCGCCGAGCTGAAGAACCTGGGTCCTGGCGGCCGCGAGATGAAGAACAAGGCGCAGGAGTACATGGCCGATGCGAAGCGCAACGCGCCGAACCACGTGATGGCGGCCGAGCTGGAAGCGCTGCGCGCGCGCAACGCCACGCTGGAGGAGGACTTGGAGGCGTCGCGCAAGGCTGCCGCCGCTGCCGACAGCGAGTTCGAGGACATGAGTGACGAGCAGCTGCGCAACTACATCAAGGCGAGCACCGGACACACGCCGCAAGGCAACGTGAACCGCAAGACCCTGGTGCGGATGTCGGTCGAGGCGCGCGCGGGAACCAAGGCAGCCTGATGTCCCTCCTGGTGGTGGTGCAGGATGTGTGCGCGACGGTCGGCGTCGAGATGCCGACCAGCGTGTTCACGAACATCAATGCCAACCGCACCATGCAGGAGATGGTCGCGCTCGCCAACGAGGTGGCGCAGCGCATCGCCTACGACACGCGCGAGTGGACCAAGCTGAAGTTGCAGCAGGTGTTCGCGGGCGACGGCGTCGCCACCGGCTTCAATCTCCCGGCCAACTACAAGCGCATGCTTTTCACCGCAAGCGTTTGGCGCTCGACCTCGACGCAGCAGCCGATGGAGTTCGTCAACGACACCGACGAGTGGCTGCGCCGCCGCGCAGCGAACGAGTACAACGCGTGGGGCGAGTGGACCCTGCTTGGCGAGCAGATGCTGATCTACCCGGCAATGGGTGTCAGCGTCACTGCTCGCTTCCCCTATCTCGATCGCAACTGTGTGCGGCTCAACGCGGGTGGCTACGGCGAGCGCTTCGTGAACGATGCCGACAGCTACCGCCTGGACGAGCGCCTGCTGAAGCTCGGCATGGTCTGGCAGTGGAAGGCGCAGAAGGGTTCGCCTTACGCCGAGGACATGGGCACCTTCGGCGACGCACTGCAGATCGCGATGGGCGCCGACAAGCCCGCCCCGATCATGGTCGATCGCGTGCCGCTCTCGATGAGCGCGCGCATCGCCTACCCGTGGCAGGTGCCCACGTGAGCAATCATCAGGCCTTTCGCCGCCAGCCGGTGCCGCAGCAATTCGCGCAGAACCTGCGGCCGATCACCTTTCCGGCACCGACGCGCGGCATCATCCAGGACGAGAACGAAGCGTTTATGAAGCCCGGCGGCTGCATCGTGAGCGATAACTGGTTCCCGACCATGCGCGGCGTCAAACTGCGCGGCGGCTGCATTCGCTGGTCGGTGCTGCCCGAGACGACGCCGGTGATCTCGGGGTTCGAGTACATCAGCGGCAACGTGCAGCGCATGTTCGCCGGCAATGCGACCAAGCTGTACGAGGTCACCAGCAATGCCGCGCCGGTGCTGGTGAAGTCTGGGCAGCTGTCGGGCAACTACGTTGCAGCGCAGCTCGCCAACGCCAGCGGCGACCACATGCTCGCGGTTAACGATGCGGGCGACTTCCCGCTCTACTTCAACGGCTCGGCCTGGACGACCTTCAACGCGGGCCAGATCACCGGCCCGGTCGGCACGCCGGTCGTGGCGGGGCACGGGCTCGCCTACGTGTGGAAGTACCGCAACCGGTTCTTCTTCATCGAAGTGGGCACGATGAACGCGTGGTACCTGCCGCTCAACGCCTACCAGGGCGCGCTGCAGCTGATCCCGCTGTCGGGCGCGGCGGCCAAGGGCGGCAAGCTGCTGTTTGGCGCGACCTGGAGCATCGATGCGGGTGACGGCATCGACGACAAGTGCGTGTTCGTCACCGACCAGGGCGAGGCGCTGATCTTCACTGGCAGCGATCCGTCGAGCGCTGCCAACTGGAAGCAGGAGGGCCGCTACACGATCTCGCCGCCGATGGGCATGAACGCACATACGTCGGTCGGTGGTGATCTCCTCATCGCGACGGTCGACGGCATCGTGCCGCTCTCCATGGCAATCACCAAGACCGCGGGCCAACTCGAGCTGGCAATGCTCACGCGCACGATCAAGCTGATGTGGCGCGAAGAGGTGCTGGCGAAGCGCGCGTGGTCCTGGTCGATCAAGAAGTGGGACGAGTACGGCGGCATCTTCGTCACGTGGCCCGGCGGCATCCCCGGCAAGCGCTACTGCGCGGCGGCGAACAACGCGACTGGCGCCTGGGCGCGCGCTGTCGGCTGGGACGCGACGTGCTTCATGCTGATGCGCGGCGAGATGTTTTTCGGGACGCAGGGCGGCATCGTCATGCAGGCCGACAAGACCGGCTACGACGATGGCGTGCCGTATGTCGCGACGCTGGTCGGCGGCTGGGAGACGTTCCGCGCGCCGACGCAGCAGAACATCTGGCATCAGGCGCGCGCAGTGTTCGTGAGCGGGCAATCGTTCGTGCCGCAGCTGTCGGCGACGACTGATTTTGAAATCGACTTGCCGCAGCCGCCGCCGCCTGGGCCCGATCCTGGTGTGGTCGACGTCTGGGACCAGGGGCTGTGGGACCACGCGAAGTGGGACCAGCCGTCAGTCACCCGGCCGCCGGTGCGCAACACGCGGTGGGTCTCGATCGGCAAGACCGGCTTTGCGCATGCGCCCATCGTCCAGGTGACGGTCGCACAACAGGCCAAGCCGAATGTCGAGCTGATCGCAATCAACGGGACGTTCGAGCCCGCAGGCGTGAACGTGTGAGAGGCAGACCATGGCGATCCCGTATCCGTCGAACCGCTTCGTCACGGCCAACCAGCTCAACAGTTTCCTCGACGCACAAGGGCTGCAGGACCCGGCCGCGCTGCGCGCTGCAGCACAGGGCGGCCAATACGATGCGGAGGCGCGGCGCAATCTGATCGCGCAGGCGCTGATCGCGCAGGCATCGCGCGCAAATCCCGGCCGCGACAGCGGGCTCGGCGGTGATTTCGCTGAAGGCAGGCCGTTCGCCAACCCGTGGGTCAACCAGCAGCAAACGCCATCGGGTGTCGGCGGCGCTGACAGCGGTCTTGGCGGCGGCGGTCTTGGCGGCG